TTAGCAGATGGTCAAGCAACAAATGCTATTGCAACAACTGCTGGTGCAACATGGCAAATAACAGACTGTCAATGGGAGGTAGGCTCTGTAGCCACACCATTTGAGCATAGGTCATTTGGGGAAGAATTACAACTTTGTAGACGTTATTATAATGAATATTCTGGGGGAACTAATGGACATAGACTTTATTCATACAATTATAATGCTTCTTATAAAGCATATTTGTTTTACTTTCCTGTTGAAATGAGAGCAACACCTACTGTTGTTTTGTCAGGTAATGGCTCGACAGGAACAGCAGGTCTTCTTAATGAAAATTATATGTTTAGATATATTTCAGGAGGTGTAGATGTAAATACAGCTTATTATCTTTATGATTTTTCTTTTGATGCAGAGCTATAGGAGAATAATATGAATATAAAATCAGCACAATATAACATAGATTTAGAAGGTAATAATTCAGAAATTAAAGCAACAATAGATAGTGTAGAAATGTTTGTACCACTAGACCCTGCTAACAGACATTACAAAGCAATCCAAGAATGGGTAGCTGAAGGCAACACAATAGAGGATGCTGATTAATGTTGGGTCACGCTGCCATAGCCGAAGCTGCAATCGCTGACGTAGGTGGTAACTTACTTGCAGCAAGTGCAGAGCTAAATGGCGTAGCATCTAAGACATCTGTAGGTGTTGGTATATTAGCTGGTATAGCCGATTTAAGTGGTGACTTTACACAAACATCAACTGGATCATTGATAGGAATTACATCTGCTGATATTAGTGTTGACTTTGCACAAACAACTGCTGCTAACAGATTAGATGTTACAGAGATAGACTTAACAACAGATTTTACACAAACAGCAGATGGTACATTAATAGTTATAACATCAGCTACAGCAGATTTGAATTTTACAAAAACATCATCTGGAGATATAATGTTTATAGATGTTGTAACAGATGCCACAACGGAGACATATACAGAGATTACACCAAGTGGTACAGAAACATGGACAGAGATTACGCCTAGTGGCACAGAGACATATACTGAAATAGTGAGGTAAACATGGCAAGTACATATACATCAAACACTGGAATAGAAAAAATAGGTTCAGGAGAACAGGCAGGTACTTGGGGAAACACCACAAACAACAACCTAGATATAATAGATAGAGCTTTAAATGGATCTGTAACACTAACAATTACAGGTAACACAACACTTACAACAAGTGATGGCACTTTATCTAATGGTCAGTTTAAAATTATAATATTATCAGGATCTCCATCAGGAGCTTTTAATTTAACAATAGATCCTAACGATCAGCAAAAATGGTATTTTATTAAGAATGACAGCGGTCAAACTGCTACAGTAAAACAAGGTGGTGGTAGTGGTAGTACAGTTGCAGTTGCCACAGGATTAACAGCAATACTTTTTGCAGATGGCACAGGTGCTAATGCTAATGTAACATCTATTGCACCAACAGATTTAGTTGCAGACCCTACACCACAACTAGGTGGTGATTTAGATACAAATGGTAATGCAATACTTTTTGGATCTAGTAAGTGGGCAATATCATTAGATACGGGTGATAATGAATTATTGTTCAAATATAATGGCACAACAGTTTTTAAATTAGGATCTAATGGTGCAGTAACATCAGCTAATAATGTAACAGCGTTTGGAACAAGTTTATAATGACATTACAATCTAGCGGTGCAATATCATTATCAGATATAAGGGATGAGTATAATAATGGCTCGTCTGCACCTATTGATATAGATGATTATTATAGAGGTGGTTCTTTGGTTAGAGCAAATGCTTCTAACAATACAGCAACCAATTTATCAGCAGATGTACCGACAAGTGCAAACAGTAGTCCATTATCTATTAATGACTTTTACGGACAGAAGAGAGCATTTAGAAAAACTTACTCATCTACTGCCACAGATCAAAGTGGAGTTGGAGTTTTTGGTGATGACTTTGCAGTTAACTATCCAAAAGAAATAGTTGTAAATTCATCACAAACTGTAGGTGCTACAAGTACTTCTGCTCCAGCCTTAAAAATAGATAGTACAGGTGCAGGCACAATAACTATAACTAACAATGGTAGCATAGAAGGTGCTGGTGGTGCGGCAGGTGCGGCAGGTGGTAATGCTTTACAAGTTGATGGCAGTGTTGCAGTCACGCTAGTAAATAATGGTACAATCAAAGCTGGTGGCGGTGGAGGTGGTAATGGCGGAGCTGGTGGAGTAGGTAGCGCTAGTGCAACGGCTACAATTTCTAGTGTAACAGATAAAGTAGGGGATAAACCTGACTTTGTTCCTTATTCAGTTTTAACACAATTTGGTCCAAGAGCTTGGTCTGGTATAGGTGGTGGACAGTGGGGATTAAATACATCAGCTAATCCAGTGAGTTCTAATATATCTAATAGAGGACCAATGTGGTATTCTTTTAAAGTAAATACATCTGCTGAATACAGTTTGTCTTCTTCTATAACTGATCCTTTTCCAGAGGATGGTCAAACAGGACATAGAGGAACACCGCTTGTCAATATAAGCACATCAGAAGACACAAAGAGCCAAGGACAGGGTGGAGCTGATTATGGGAGTGGACTTTCATGGAGTGGACTCAAAGCTCCCTTATCTGCAAATACTTTATATTTTTTCTGTAATTATACAGTCGGTCCGTATGGCAGCTCTTCAACAGATGGTGCTTTTTTTTATAATGATATGAGATCGTCCCTATCATTAACTGTAAATGTGCCATCTTCAGCTGGGTCTGCTGGAGCTGGTGGCGTTGGGCAAGGATTTAATCAATCAGCAGGTTCTGGTGGTAGTGGCGGCAGTGGTGGCACAAATGCAGGTTCTGGTGGAGCAGGAGGTTCTGGTGGAGCTTTTGGCGCCTCTGGATCAAGCGGGTCAAATGGTAGTAATGGTAGTGGTACATCTATAAGTTTTCCATCTTCTGCACCAACAAATGGGGCAAGTGGCAGTTCTGGTGGAGCATCGGGTAAATCAATACAAGGTGTTAGTAATGTTACATCAAGTGGTAGCGGATCTTTAACTGGAGGTACGGCATAATGCCTTTAAATAAAATAGTATTTAAATCAGGTATTATATCAGACATTACACCTTACAGTAATGAGGGTGGTTTTGTTGATGGCGATAAAATAAGATTCAGATTAGGTTCTCCAGAAAAGATAGGTGGCTGGGAAAAGTTTAGCCCTAATACATATCTAGGTAGCGCTAGAAGACTACATAACTGGGTTGCTTTAGATGGCTCTGACTTTATGGGTGTTGGCACACACTTAAAATATTACATAGAAGAGGGTCAAACTTTTAGTGATATAACACCTATTAGATCTACAACAGGAGCAGGTGATATAACGTTTTCTGCAACTAACGGCTCTACAACAATTACTGTAACAGACCCAGCTCATGGCGCAAATGAAAATGACTTTGTTACATTTTCTGGTGCTGCTAGTTTAGGTGGTGTAATAACAGCTACAATATTAAATGCAGAGTTTCAGATAACATCATTGATAAGCTCTAATGCTTACACAATAACATCTAGTGTCGCAGCTAATTCATCTGATACAGGAAATGGTGGCGGCAGTGTTGTAGGTACATATCAATTAAATGTGGGATTAGACGTAACAGTTGGTGGAACTGGTTGGGGTGCTGGTCAGTGGAGTGGTACAACATCTGGTGCTTTAGCAACACAGTTAAATGAAGCATTAGATGCGAGTGAAACTGGCGTAGATGTTGACGATGAAACAGGCATGAATACTGCTAATGATGTGATACTTGTGGAAGAAGAGCTTATGCTTGTATCAGCAACCACTGATGATAATACAATGACTGTGACTCGTGGGCATAGTGGCACAACTGCAGCAACACATGCAGATAATACACTTGTAAGATTAGCTGTTGGTAACGCAGATTCTGCTAATGATTTTGTTGGCTGGGGTAATGCTGCATCTGTTACAACACCGGGTGCGCAAATTAGAACATGGTCACATGATAATTTTGGTGAGGATTTAATAATAAATCCTAGAGATGGTGGTTTGTTTTATTGGGATAAAACTACTGGGCTTGGAAATAGAGCTATAGAGCTTAGTGCCACAAGTACATATTCTGGAGAAACAAGCGTTCCTACAATAGCTAAACAAGTTCTTATATCAGATCAGGATAGGCATGTTATAGTTTTTGGTTGTGATGGATTAGGAGGATCTCCTACAGCAACACAGGGTGATGGGGTGCAAGATCCATTATTAGTTAGATTCTCATCACAGGAAAATCCTGTTGATTTTTTTCCAACAACCACTAACACAGCAGGAGATCTTAGGTTAGGTGGTGGGTCTACATTTGTGCAAGCTGTGGAAACAAAAGAACAGATATTAGTTTTTACAAATAAAACATTACACGCCATGCGATTTATTGGACCACCTTTTACTTTTGGTATAAAAGAACTTTCAAAGAACATAACAATAATGAGTCCATCGTCAGCTATAGCTATTGATGACAATGTTTACTGGATGGGTGTGGATACGTTTTATATATACTCAGGACAAACACAGCAGTTGCCATGTAGTGTAAAAGACAAAGTATTTCTTGATTTAAATATTGAAGAAAGAAACAAAGTACATGTTGGTGCTAATACAGAGTTTAGTGAAGTGTGGTGGTTTTATCCTAGTGCAAGTAGCACAGAAATAGACAAGTATGTAATATATAATTACTTAGAAAACATATGGTATTTTGGTTCTCTTGCAAGGCAGGCATGGCTTGACAGAGGTATAAGATCACTACCAATAGCTACAGGTGGTCAGTATTTATTTAATCATGAAACTGGTTTTGATGATGATGGCAGTGCTATGACATCATTTGTTGAATCAGCGCCTATGGCTTTGGGTGGGGCGGACAGATTTTCTTCTATAAACAGAATAGTGCCAGATGTTAGTTTTGCAGGTTCTACTTCAATAAATCCACAAGTTGATTTTACCATAAAAGCAAGAACGCACTCAGGTTCTGGATTTACACAAACTGATGATAGCAATACATCGCAAAGAACAGCCACTAATCCTGTAGAGATTTATACAGAAAAATTAGATGTAAGAGTTAGGGGCAGAACTTTTGCACTACGAGTTGAGGCAACAGAGTTAGGTACAAAGTTTAAGTTAGGATCGCCTCAAGTAAATAT